CTTCGATCGGTGGAGCGGCATCATCCCCGAGGGTTGGGTCGCCAGTGACATCGAATCGCCGACCACGTTCCAGCTTCCGGAGTATTACACCTGCACGACGAGCGACACCAACACGCTGATTAAGGTGCACGCCTCGCGGGTGCTGCGCTATGAGAATCGATCGCTGCCGCAATGGGAGAAGCAGGCCGCGATGGGCTGGGGTGAGGCCGAGCCGGAAGTCGTTTACGAAGAGCTGAAGAAACGCGATAACACCAGCTTTGCCATCGTGAATCTGATGTTTCGTGCGAACCTGCTGGCGATCAATGGCATCGACAACGCCGAGCAGCTCTTCGGCGTGGGCACGGACGCCAGCAAGCAGAAGATGCACCGCGCGATCTCTGAGATCAATCACATGCTCTCGAATCAGGGCTTGCTCGCGCTGCCGAAAGACTCGCAGCTTCAGACGCATCAGTACAGCTTCGGCGGCGTCGGTGACGTGTATGAGCTTTTCGCGCTGGATATGTGCGGCGCGGCTGAGATGCCGATGACCAAGCTCTTCGGGCGCACCGCGACCGGGCTCGGCCAGTCGAACGACAGCGATGAGCAGATGTGGGAGGACAAGATCGCGAGCGACCAGTCGTTTCTCATGCGTCCAGAGATGGAAGAGAAGCTGATGCCGGTGATCGCGATGAGTACGTGGGGCTTCGTGCCCGACGACTTTGATTGGACCTTCAACTCCATTCACAAGGCGACGGACAAGGAGCAAGCGGAGCTGGCGGAAAAGAAGACTGCCTCGATCGTGTCGATGTACACCGCAGGCATCACCGGACGCAAGACCTCGCTGATGGAAGCGCGCGATATGAGCGAGCAGACCGGCATGTGGGCGCACTCGATCACCGACGAGGACATCGACGCTGCCAACAATGATCCGGTCATGGGTGAAGGCGGGCTCGGGCTGGGCGATGAGGAAGACGACGACGCCGAGGGCGGTGAGGGTGAGACGGGCGGCAAAGGGAAGAGCGGCGTCGTAAAGAAGACCCAGAAGGGCCGCGAGGGCTCGGATGAAGAAACCGAGTAGGTCAACCTTCAGCTATGCGCGGCGCGTGGAGCAGCAGTATGCAGGCGGGATCTTCGATCTGCTGCGCGACGACTTTCTGCGGCCGTATCTGCGAGAGCAGCAGGCCATGCCTGGGCGTCCCTTCAGCGCTGCACGCTTCAAGGCAGAGGGCTATGGCGAGCGCATTGTCGAGCAGATGGTGCGTGAGGTCAACACCCGCAACGCACGAAGCTGGCGCGAGGCTGCACGGCTCGCAGCTCGGCCCCAGATCATCGAGCGAGCGATGCAGCGCGATCTCTCGGGCTATGTGGGCCGGGCGGCACGCCAGATCATTCAGCAGAATGCGGAGCTGATTCGCTCTGTGCCTGAGGACGTGGCACAGAGGATCACGAAGTACGTCCAGCGCAACCAGTTACAGGGTGTGCGATCAGACTCGATCGTCGCAGGCATCATGCGGCGGGCGCCCGAGCTGACACAGACACACGCCAAGCTGATCGCGCGCACGGAAACCGCGAAGGCTCAGAGTGCGCTTACCCGCGCACGCGCCGAGCGGATGCAACTGCCTTGGTATCAGTGGCAAACCTCGGAGGACTCCCGCGTCCGCCCGTCGCATCGCTTCATGGATCAAGTGCTGGTGAGCTGGAGGAACGCGCCCGCCCCCGAGCAACTGATCGGGATCCCTTCGAGGTTGGGCCATTACAACGCGGGCAACTGCCCGAACTGCCGGTGTATCGCTTTGCCGATCGTGGTGCTCGACGAGATCACATGGCCCGCGAAGGTGCATACCGGAGACGCAGTGGTACGGATGACGCGCGCGCGCTTCATCGCATTCGCCGGATTGGAGAAAGCCGCATGACGCACCTACACATTCAAGGGCTCACGTTCACTACGCTGCTCGCCTTTCTCGTCTTCGCGCACTTCCTCGCGGACTTCCCTTTGCAGGGCGACTTCCTCGCCAGCGCCAAGCGGGGCACCGTGACTGGCGTTCCATGGTGGCTCGGGATGCTGGCTCACGCATGGATACAGGCAGGCTTCGTGCTGCTGCTGACGCGCTCGATCGCGTGCTTCTGCGGTGAGCTGCTGATGCACTTCGCGATCGACACCAGCAAGACGCGCGGCCAGCTCGGCTGGGTGCCCGATCAAGCTCTGCACGTCGGCTGTAAGGTGCTCTGGGCTCTCATCATTGCGGTCTATGGGGTGCGCTGATGCAGGTCTATTACGGTGTCCCGCTCTCCGACAACATGCACACGACGGACGAAGGCTATCTCGTCTGTCGCGATGTGCCGATCGCGCGCACTGGCTGGCACGATTACAAGGGCGCAGAGCTGAACGATCCCAAGCACGCGCCTTTCAAGCCCTATCAGACGGTGCGGGTCTATCGTTCGGCGGAAGAGCTATTCGATCCGAAGGTGATGGCGAGCTTCGAGGGGAAGACGATCACCGACGAGCATCCGGAGCACATGCTGGATGTCTCGAATGACAGCGAGCTATATCGCGGTCACACCACCAATATTCGGCGCGGCGGTTTGAACGCTGAAGGCGAAGAAGAGATGCTTGGCGATCTGTACATCAAGCATCCTGATCTCGTGCAGGCAGTGCAGCAGAAGCGCAAACGTGAAGTCTCGCTCGGGTACAAGTTCCGACTCGCGCAGAATGGCGATGGCACTTGGGAGCAGGTGCATCTTCGCGGCAATCATGTTGCAGTCGTTCCCAAAGGCAGAGCCGGAAGGCTCATAACCATCCGTGACAGTGCGGATGCTCTGGACGTAAAGGAGAACCCCATGGCGAAGAGCCTTCTGCATCGCGTGTTCGGCAGCATGAGCAAGAACGCCGACGCGCACACCGAGGAAGATTTCGCAGCCGCAGCCAAGCTGCTCACCCGCAACGGTCGCGACAAAGAGATGGACGACGACGACGACGACGACGAAGGCGGCAAGTCCGGCAAGGACAAGAAGGGCAAGGACGGCGAGGACGACTGGAAGAAGAAAGAGAAGGAAGCAAACGACTGCATCGCCGCGAAGGATGCCACCATTGCCGCGAAAGACGCCACCATCGCTGCGAAGGATGCCGAGATCGCCAAGCTCAAAGAGGGCAAGGACACGGACGGCGATGGTCTGGAGCTGTCGAGCGTCGTGCTCACGGATGACGAAAAGATCAAGGACCTTTTCGCGGTCGCGGGTGCGGATGCCGCTTTCGACACACTGAAGGCGCTCAAGCCCTCGATCGCAGCGAGCGGCAACAAGGCCGTCATGGATGCATATCGCGAGCAGACCACGAAGGTGCGCGCGATGCGTGACGCCACTGCGGAGACGCACACCAAGCTGATCGGCGATGCTGCCTATAAGGGGCTGGTGAGCCCGCGCAAGCCGCTCGAAGTCGTCGAGGGGCAGAAGCGCATGAATGCCGAGCAGGGCGGTGACAAGACCGGCAAGGATGCCCACACCATGGAAGGTGCGGAGATCACGGTCGTCAGCTCGTATCAGAAGACGCTCGACGATCGGCGCACGCTGGCACTGACCGGAGGCGGTAAGAAGTAACACGGAGAGCAGCAATAACGCGCTCTCCGTGTGAGTGCGCGACAACCTCAACCCCCAACACGACACTGATGGAGGTGTCCGCAATGCCTTCCAAAGCAATTGGAACCAGCCTCAACTATGGCTTCCCGGGCGAGTTCGCACGCAACGGCGATTTCGTGGCGAAGTCGCGCTTCGTCTTTCTCACCGATACGGTCGGCCCGAATTTCGGTGACATCGCGGTGCTCAACAGCGACACGCAGGGCGGCACGTGGTCGAGCGTGCAGGCGGCGATCGCGCGCAGCGTCACCGTCACCGCAGCGATGCTGGCGGGCGTGTTTCTGCGCAACGTCAAGCAGTACACGGATTACAACAATCAGAACGGCATCATGGGCTATCTGCCTGGACAGCCCGCCGATGTGTGCGAGCGCGGCTCTGGCTCAGTCGTGTGCAACGTAGGCACGCCCGCTGCTGGCGGTCAGGTCTATGTACGCATCGCGCTCAACGGTGCATTCCCCGCAGGCACGATCGGCGGCATCGAAGCTGCTGCTGACGGCAGCAACACTCTGCTCTGGACCAATGTCAGCTTTCACACTGGTCTAAAGGACGTGAATAACGTCACAGAGATCACGATCAAAACACGCGCGATCGCCTAACCACCGCCCGCACCCTCTGACGCAGCACAATCACCCGGAGGCCGCGCTTGGCTGAGGGAAGGAGAATCTTCGCAATGAAAACGCATCCGCATGTTGCCATGCTGGCGGGTTTTTCCAAGTACGCGAATGATGCCGCACCGCGCGGCATGATCCGTGACTTGAGTGGAATGGATGCCGCCGTATCAGGTGGCCTTGCATTCTTGGTGGGCGAGCTGGAAAAGCCCGATCTGAACGTCAGAGAGCCGCTCGCTTCGGTCACCTATGACGGAGACATCCCGATCAACGTCGGCGGTGGATGGATCGACTTCACGTCGAATCTCTTCGTGAGCTGGGGCACGTCGGGACCGAATCTGCACGGCATTCAAGCCAATCGGAATAGCAACATTCCGATCATGCAGGCTGATCTGTCGAAGGACAAATTTCCCGTCTTCAACTGGCAGAACCAGCTCCGCATCAACTGGATCGATCTTCAGAAGCTCGCCAACACCCCGCGCTCGTTTCAGGACTTGCTCGACAAGGGCGTGCGACTGAATTGGAATCTCGCCATTCAGGAGATGGTCTATCTCGGGCTGGTGAAGGTGTCGGGCGGCGTCTATGGGCTCTACAACGATCCGAGCGTCACTGCATACACCGCAGCGGCGACCGGCTCGGGCTCATCGACGCTTTGGATCAACAAGACTTTCCAGCAGATTCAGACCGACATCACCACCATCATGAATAACGTCTGGGTCGCCAACCAGTACGCGCCGGACGGCATTCCCGACACCCTCGGCCTGCCTCCTGCACAGTGGCAGCTCCTCAACAACACGATCATCACCGTCAACGGCTATCCCGGTGGCGTGTCGATCCTGCGCTTCATGCTCGAAAACAATCTGGCCGTCGCCAATGGGCGCTCTCTGCGCATCATCCCGCGTCGCCAGCTCATCGGGCAGGGCGCCAGCTCGACCGATCGCATGGTCGCTTACATCAACGAAAAGCGCTTCTTGGAGTTCGACATCCCTGTGCCTGCGGATCGCGTCATGACTCAGGCCGCGATCGAGGACGCTGGTGGTGTTTTCAATACGCTCTAT